GGCCGCGGCATCACCGAACACGCGAGACATGCGCGCCGCGACATCTTCGTTTTCCGCCGCCATCTTCCCCAACGCCGCCGCAGCCGCAAGCACGGGCGCGGTAATCCCAACCGTCAGCGCCTTGCCGAAATTCTCGATCTTCTTCGCGGCTTGATCGACGCCGCGCGTTGCCTTGTCGAGTTGCTTGGAGAAATCGGTGATGTCCGCCGAGATTTTGACGACGAGCGAACTAGCGGCCATCAGTCATCCTCTTCGATCGGTTGGCTCGGCTCCGGACTCGCAGCATCCTCATAGGCCTTGGCTTCGTCCTCGGCTTCCAAACGCTTGTAGATGATCCACTCTTCCAACTCGCGCGCACTGATGGACTCGAGGAGTTCGGCGACGGTTCGGCCAAGGGCTTCGGCTATGCGGAAGCACCAGCGCCGGTAGCCGTCGCGCCGGAGTTTTTTTCCAGCGCCGTGTTTTCGGCCTTGGACATGCCGTTGATGCGAAGCACGGCCTGCGTCACGATGTCCATCGCTTCGGCCGACTTCTGATTGAGCGCATCCGCATCCGTCTCCTCGAAGACGCGCTCGTTCGTGTCGGGGTCGTAGCACGACGCCACGACGAGCAGCGGATTCAAGGTTGCGTTGTCGATGACTTCGATCTCGTCGCCGTTCTCGTCCTTCTGCTTGACGCTCGAGCGCTTGACGAGCGAGACGCGTTCTGCGGCAGAGAGGCCACGAATGGTGAACGTGCAGTCCCACTGTGGAACGGTGAGGAGTTCCGACTTGATGTCTTTCGCAGCCAGCGCTTTCGCGCGGAGTGGTGACGCCATAAGAGAGGAGGAGGTTGTGAGAGACGTATTAGAGCAGTGAGACGACGCGGAGATCTGCGTCCGAGGAGCCGACGAAGGTCAACTCTTCCCCGATGACTTGCCGCGTCGCGACATCGACGGCTTGCTTGGTCGGCCGCGCCCAGAACGCCAAATCCATCGCCGCGTTCTTGTCGTGGAAGATTTGGATCACCATCAGTGTGCCGTTCTGAATCGCGGCCCAGAAGATCGCCGAGTAGGTCGACTCCCAGTTGCGACCGAGCGTTGCCATGATCGAGCGAATGCCGGGGATCGATTCGTCGTAGCCGTTCGAATCGAAGGTCGTGTCGTCCAGCACCTCGTTGCCGTGCGTGTAGGTGATCGCCTTCGACTTGACGATGGTCGACATCGGCATGTACGTGCCCGAGATCGTCACCGTCCCACGCGCCGAGGTGTTCGTGAACGTGACGATGCCGGTGAGGCGATTGATCACGTAGGGATCGGCAACCGCGTCCACGGCCACGCCGGCGGCTTTCACGGTGATGGTTGCCGTTGGGGACCAGATCTGTTTCGCGGTATTCGCGATCTGGTAGATCTTGTTCGTGGTCAACACGTTGACCGCTTCGTCGGTAAAGGCCGTGGGCGTGCCCCCGACCTTCACCAACCCGAGTTTCCCGGCTGTCGAGGGCATGGCGCGGGCCCCTTATGTCACGGGGAGCGTGACGGTCCCGAACGTGAACGCGCCGGTCGTCTTGCCTTCGATCGAGACGTTCGTCTTGTCGCGGGTCTTCGTGTCGGGCGTGAACTTCGTGAGATTGACCGCGCCCTTCCATCCAAAGCCGGGGGACGTCCCCGCATAGATCACGGCGAGGTAGCCGTTCGGTGCCGTGCCGGCGAGCATCGCGTTCACCATCGCGACCTGGCCGTTGGTATCACCGGAGCGCAATCCGCCCGACAGGGTGAACGACAGCCCGATGATGCCTGTGATCGACTGTTCGTACTCGACGCCGAATTCGTCGTCATTGATCTCGGGCGATTCGGGACCGCCTTGGACGGTGTCGATGCCGGCGATCAGGTTGTAGGAATCATTCGAGTCGTCGGGCGACCAGTAGGCTTTGCATTTACGGCCGGCGGTTGATGGCATTGCAGTTCTCCGAAGGGAAGGGCAGGAAATACGAACGCCCCGTCAGAGCGACGAGGCGTTGGGTCGAACACGGGTGTATGAGCGTTCTTATGCGTCTTCCAACAGGATGTGCGGCTTGAGTGAGACGAGGCGGAGCGAGGGGTCTTCGAGACTCGGACGCGACTTCTCGACCGCGCCGCGCGCGTCGAGCACGACGACATCGTGTCCGGACACCGACAGGCTGTTCCCATCGAGCGCGCCCGCGATCAGGTCGACAACCGAGATCGCGCGCTTGAATCCGGCCGCGCCTGAATTGCTCGCGCTCATTTCGCCGTCGCGGTCCCACACTTGAATGTCAGGGATGAGATCGTGCGCGACTTGTCCGAACGTTGAGGCGTCCGTCTCTTCGCTCTCGCCCACAACGATGAACGGAAAGGCAGCGTCTTCAGGCACCGCGTCGTAGACATCTGAGACGATCGCCATCACGGGTGACGTTGCGCGAATCATCGAGACGAGCCCCGTCTGAAGCGGCAGTGATCCGGTTGCGCTCATACGGGCTTCGCGATCTCCGCAACACTCGCATTGAGCGCCGTCGTGATGTCCGTAATTGCTGTTGCCTTATCCGCTTCAAAGGCGGGGATCAGGAACGGGTGCGCCTTGTGGTGCCGTCGCGGGTCGCCACGTTCAACAACCGGAGCGTACGCCCCACGCCCAACCGTTCGCCTGCGTCCTTTGGCTCGCGCAGCGCCCTTGACGGTTGTGGCTTTCGATCGTCGCGGGAGTGTGCCGATACCAACCTTGACGAACGCAACCAGCCCGTCATTCACATATTCGGCGCGAATCGTGCTCGCCATTTCGCCGGTCTGTTTGGGCGCGCGCGCGGTTGCCTGCACGGCGACGGCCGTCGCATTCTTCTTGATCGCCGCGACCACGCGCGCTTTTGTTTTCGGGTTGGCGAGCTTCAACGCCCGCTGCAACTGCTCGGCGCCGGCGAGCAGCGTCGTCACTTTGGCGCTCATGTCGGCGTGAACTCCGAGCAGTACAAGACCAACTGTTCGTGGCGCTCGAGCGGATCGACGGGAATGTGGATGGCGAAGGAGCGCGCCACACCATTCGACACATACTTGATGCGGTGCTTGGCCGTCACATCCGATCGATAGCGAATCGTCACGATGTGCGACAATTCCGGTTGCAGCTGCTGCGCGGCGACGAACTCTCGCCCTGTGCCCGGCTCGATGCTGGCCCAGACGGTCGCGAGGTCCGCGTAGACGATGGTCTGCCCGCCCGCGCCGTCGTCCGTTTCGTTGCGGGTCTGGATCGTCACGCGCTTGTCAAGAGAACCCGCGCGAATCGGCGCGTACCTCATCGCAACCACGTCCGCTCAAAGCGGCCGAGCAGTGCTGAGAATGCTGCATTCTCGGCCGCCGACTCGCCGATCTGCACGCCGCGGTTTCGGTACAGGTCCTCGACACGCAGCTTCAGTGCGGCGACGAGATCGGGCGGCACGTCGACCGCGTCATCGGCATACCCGACGACGTACGTGATCGCGATGGCGTTCGCTTGCGGAGGGATCAGCGGCCAAATCTTGCCGAAGGCCAGGCTGATTTCGTCACTGACGGGCGTGCTTTCCAACACATAGATGTCCGACGACAACGTTTGCGTCTGGCCGCCGAGGTCAAGGTACTGAATGCTTGTGATCGACTGCACCGGCCCGCGCGACAAGCGAATAACGTCGCCGAACATGTCGGGGCCACCGCCGTACTCCCACCCGTAGCCGGTGATGTACGACGGAAAGCAGGACAATGTCTCGCGCCACGTCTGCGTGATGATACCAACGCCCGCGCGGTTTTCTGCTTCCATCCGCGCCGCAACGATGAGCGACGTAATCAGCGCGTCCTCTGTCGTGCCGTCGACGCGTACATGCAGTTTGGCGTCGTCGAGCGTCAGAGGTTCGACGCTCGGCGGCACCGTGAGAACAAGTCCCACCGAACTACCGGTAGAACAGCACGACGTTGAACTTGCCGGCGGTGAGATCAGCCGTCCCGATGACGATGGCCGGGCTCGTTGCCGCAGTCGTTTTGAGCGAGGTCGCGCCCGTAAATGCCGGGATCACACTCTTCCGGCCCGTCGAGCTCCACGGCGCTCCGGAAATTGCTGCGGCGTTGACGGTGTCGTTCGCAGCGACCGTCTGGACCGCGACGGTCGCTGAGCCGCCCGACGTCGCCGCCGTGACGACTTCGAGCAGCCCGCCGACGACGTACGAGCCGTTGGGAATCGGCCCGTCATTCGATCGCAACGTGATCGTCCCGGCCACGCCGCCGTCGACCGCAAAGTCGTAGCTGCCAAACCACGCCTTGAGGTCCCTGGTTCCTTCAATATTTGCCATGAGAAGAGTCCTCTGCTAGCTGACTTGGACCCAGGCAATCGACCCCGAAACTTGGGTCGTGCCTGAGAGGGCCAGTTCGAGCAGCGCGTTCGCCGCCGTCTGGAAATAGCCCTGATTGTTTGGAGGCAGGACGAGCACGCCGTTGGCCGGGAGTGCCATCGCGCCGGTGAGCGCCGTTCCACTCGCGCCGCTATTGAACGCCAGCGTTTGCGCGGAGGTGTTGACGAGGAAGAGGCCGACCACGCGAACCTTGACGCCCGCGCCTTGTGCGGCAACGAGCGTCCCGGTCGCAGCGAGGTCAATCTTCGCGAATTGAACTTCGCTAAAGCTCGCCATTCGACTACAGTCCGGTCACTTTGCAAATCGTCTGACCGCGACCGATCCACAACGCGACCCGCGCATCGGCGCGCAGCGTCTTCTGTCCCTTGACGAACTGGTCGTTGATGAAGCCGACCGAGACCTCCACATCCTTGCGGAAGTAGAGCTGCACCCACATCGGGTTGAGCGACGCGACGACCGCAGTGCCCTGCGTCAGCGCTTCCGTCTGGACGATCGGAAGGCCCCACGCGCCCTGCTCGCCGACCGCGTACGGAGGACCGAACTGATAGTCACCCTGTGCGTTTTGCGAGAGCCGGAGATTTTGAATGTCCGTCCCGTGCATGAAAATGTGCGTCGGGTTCGCACGGCCCGAGACACGCACCAGTGTGATCGCCTTGAGGATCGCGTTCGCAGCCGGGTCGGCGGCCTTCGCCTGCGTCTGGACGTTCGACGCGTTGGTGAGGCCGGTCAGCGTCGAGCCGGAACCATCGCCGACCATGATCTGCTGATCGATGCGCGCACGAACGCCGAACACAAGGCGGTTGTTGAGCAGCGCGTTCATCCCCGGAACATCATCCAACTGCTCGTCCGTGACCGGGATCTCCGAACCGATCTTCTTGACCGGCGAGGTCCGACGCGTGAACGCGAACGCATCCTCAGCGTAGGTGCCGGCTTCCGCCAACTCTGCGGCGGCCTGCGTGCGGGTCGTCTCTTCCATCGACGGGATCTCGAAGAGATCCGTGCGATCGGCGGGGAAGAGGTCAAGCGCCTGCACCGGCCGGATGATCTTGTCGACGATCACCGTGCCGTTGTCCGTGCGCGGTTGCAGTCCGGCCGACGTCTGCAAGAGCGTCTTGATGCCGTGCTCGCCGAACTGAATGTCGATCCGCGTGCCGAGCGGCGTGCGGCTCCCCTGCCACGACTTCGAGCCGGTCACGAGCTCGCCGAACGACGGGGAGTCGTTGAGGAGCGAGGACGAGCCAATGGGAGTGTCGCGAATGGGGCGCTTCAGGCCCTCGATGCGATTCGCATTCGCGCGCTTCATGTCCTCGAGCATGAGCGTATCGACATCACGCCCGAGAGCTTCGAGTTCGGCCGCGGCGGAACTCAGCTTCTCCTTTGCGCTGTTGGCATCGGGGGCGCCAAGCCCTTCGAGCACTTCTTTCTTGCCGTAGTCCTCGACATTCGAGATGAGCGAGGTGACGTCGGCGAACTTCTTGGACTTGCTTGCGTATTCCTGGCGCTTCTCAGCCAGAAGGGTGGATTCGGCCATGCGACCAGCTCCTTGTCTTGGCTGGTCGCGGCACACGCGGATCGTGCGTGTGAGGCCGGCCAGCTCTGTGGTGAGCACTGGCCGGCCTAGTCATGGCCTTGCCGCTATCGGAGTCATTCGACTCCAAGACGTTTTCCCGTAACGGAACGAAGATGTTCACGAACCCGCATCCTCGGCACCGCCGCGAGACTTGTTCTTTATCAAACACTAAATCCGACTTGACGAGCGATCGCTTAAACGTGCCAAGCACTTGCATCGGCTGATGCGCTGGCTGATCCAACGCGCCGCCGCAGCGATCGCATCGCAACTGAAACGTCATTGCCCGATCGCGCGTCGCACCCGCTGAATCCGCGCCATGAGTAGCGCATCGGATTCGTCGGTCTGCACGATGATCGGCGACATTGGCGTTTCTGCCTGCTTCGCGCCGAGCGTTCTCGTGCCTTTGCCGCCCGGCATCTTGACCGGAGAGACCTCCATCGCGCCGTCAAGCAAGGGGCCGAGCTGCGTCAACAGTCGTCGCGCGCCCTTCGCCTTCCATTCGCCAGTCGGTTGGTCAACCTTGACCTTCCGATATGCGTACGACCACGCTTGGTCCGGCCCCATCGCCTTGACGGTCAGATACGCTTCGCGTCCACGCTGCGTCTCCATGAAGTAGTCGAGATGCGCGACCGCCTTGGCGCCTTCGATCCGAATCACGCCCTTGCCAACTGGCGGCGCATCGGGAAGCCCGGTGCCGGTGAGTTGGTTGATCACGGTATCGTGGCTATAGCTCGAGACGGTCGCCTTCATCCCGTCTGGGATCGACCCCGAGAGCGTTACCTCGCCGTCGTTGTCGACCACGTCAAACGTGGTGATCACCGCGCGGACCTTTCCCTCGTCGGTGATCGACACATCCGACAGCATTTTGAAGCCGTAGCCGTCCGAGTCGGCGGCGGCGGATTTCCGCGCCTCGGCGTACATCCCTTCCAGCGCGGCGATCTTCTCTTCATCCGTGCCGGTCATGTCCTCCGCGGCCGGATCACTCATGCAGCGCGCGACGAACTCGGCGCAGCTTTCGCCATCATTCGGCGTTGGTAGTGACATCAGTCGGTTCAGGGGAAGGAGTGGAAGGGTCAGGCGCGGCGTCATCGGCGGCGCCATCCGGCGTCGGCGGTGATTGCTCGGTCACGCGAACTTGCGAAGCCTGCGGCGGATCGGTCGGCAACTTGACCGCCTCGACCGTCGTCGGACGGTAGTAGACGTAGTGCTCGGTCCGGACGTCGAAGCCGAGCTGGCCCCGCGCCTCGGCGAGCATGATCACGCCCGTGTTGACCAGATTCGATAGCCGATCGGCCTTTTCTTTCTCGTCTTCTCGCAGCGCGCGGACATCAGAAGTGTCGAATTGTGTGCGAAATAGGTCAGTATTGTTCTGAAAGTCCGGCAAAAGCGATCGGTCTAGTTCTTCAGCAAGAATCGCTTGCATGGGCATGATGCAGCCATTCCATGCCTGCTGAATCAGCTCGCGCATCGTGGCGCCGACTTTCGTTTGCTGTAATCCCGTGCCGAATCCAACGACTGCGGCTGGGATGCCCAGGGCCGCGCTCAGGCGCTCCTCGGCGATGTCACGCACTGGACCGACGTCGAACCCCTGAATGTTGTATTGCAGCAGTTGTACGTCGGTCGGCGATCCGAAGACGAGGCCCTGGCCTCGTTTGTCGCCGGTAAAGCTCTGCTGCAAGTAGTCTTTCGTTGCTTGCAGCTTGTCGGCGGGAATTTTCTCGCCGACCTTTGGCGAGACGACGACGCCGATGATTCCGAGATTCCGGAGGACCGATGCTGTGAAATTGGAGGCTTGGTCGTCCACGTAGATCTCTCGCACACTCGCCGCGAGTGGCGTGTAACCAGTGCGGGGATTCTCAGGGTGCAAGCCAAAGCGGAAATGCACGATGTCTCGCGGCGCAACGTCGTACGTCTTGCCGTCGACCTTGTACTCGTAATGGTGAATGAAGTCGTCCGGCCATTGCGGCCCGTACATCGGACGGATGAGCGCACTCGGCACCCACCAGAGTTCCACCACCTCATCCAGTGCGTTCCGCACCTTGAGCCAGTACGCGTTGCCGAACGCGAACTCCATCACTGTCGCCATCCACAGCACACGACCTGTGTAGTACTTGTTCGGATGCGCGATGAGACGGCTCATCTCGTGTCCCCACACGAGCCGCCACTGCTCTTCGATCCGTCGTTCAACGACGGTTGGCGACTCAGGGAACGACCGCATCAACCAGCAGAGCAGCGAGACGAGCAGTGACGATCCGAGTCCGTTCCCGACTTCCGCAGCGTAATTGAACTTCGTGCCGGATGGGACTTGGAAATTCCACGACACGTTAGCCGGCGCGAACGTGACCGCCTTCGCTCCGGTATCACGCCGCACCCTCGTGCGCGGTCGACTCGCCGTCTTCTTCACTTCGTCGGCTTCTCAACAGGCGGCATCGACACAGCGGCGGCAGGAGTCTCAACGACCGCGGGCGGCACGTAGGTATTCAACACCTCGAGTGCGGCGGCGTGTCCATGCTGGACGGTGCTGACGTGTCCCGCTTGGACCGCTTTCTCGATGGCAATCGCAATCAGCTCTGGCGATGCGGCCGCCTTCGCGACTGCAGCCGCCAACAGGTCGCGCATTGGCGTCTGCATTACGCCGCGACCTTTTTGTTGGCAGCAAGCGCCTTCTGCACCGCGCGGTCGTAATAGTCGATCCACGTGAGTGAGTCGGCCGCCATCCCGGAACGCGCGACCTTCAAAATGTTTTGCTGCGCCGCCTTGAGGACGTCGCCGTCGAGCGGTCCGAGGAGGTTCGACAGCGCGCGTTTGATCTCGGGAGCAGCGCGGATCTCCTCAGGCACTTTGAACAAGCCGTCGAAGTCGTCGCGCGACGTGAGCTCGACCGCACGCGCCTCTTGGCGTGCACGATTGTCGAACGCCTCAACTTGCTCTTTGGTTGCCGGTCGCTGCCACTTGCGATTGCCGCACTTCTGGCAATAGATCGGAACATGCCCCTGCGGCGTTAGCGCATCATTGGTGCGCTTGGAATGCGTCTCGCCAGTCGACGGTTCCCATGCCTTGTCTTCGATGTGCCCACAGGTTTTGCAGCAAACCGCGTAACGCGTGTCTGACATGAGTGATTACGTCCTCTGAAGGTCAAAATGTGCAAACTCCCATCCTCCACTCTGTGCTTCGCCGGCTTGGACCGCATCGTTCCGCGCTTCCCACGACAGAATCGCACCCATCGCCGCGTCGATCTTATTGGGGCTGTCCGGGCGTTCTTTGCGGAGAATCCACAACCGCTCGCCCTGCTCGTCCGTCAGGTTGGTATCGAGACGCCGGGCGTTCGCCATGTGTGAGGTGACGACCTCGTTGCCGTCATGCGTGATTTCGCCGGCCTGCATCGCCGTGATGAACGAGCGAAGCGCGTAGGCCATCGGCTTCCGGCGATTCGTCCACCACTCGAGCACACGCGTCTTTCCGTATCGGCCAGCCCACGCCGAGACCCAGCCTTCCCACTTCGGCGGATCGCAATACATACGCAGCACATTGAACCGCTCGAACGCGTCCGAGACGATGCCGTCGACTTCATCGATCGGCACTTCCCACGTCGGCGTTCCGTCATGCATCCAGACGCCCAACGGCCATTGGAATCCGGTTTCAACCTCAGTCGCGATCAACGCCGTCGCATCGTCATACCGGGAGCCGTCGAACCCGAGGGTAATCGCGGCGCCATCCAACACATGCACGTCGGTTCGCGCGAGTTCGCGCCAGCGCGGGATGTCGAACGCGACGCCCGATGCCTGCACGGGACGGTTGAGCCACACCCGCTCGAGATAGGCTTGATCCGCATCGGGCGCTCGGAACTGCTCGGCGATCGTGTCAACGGCGGTCCACTTCCCGATGTACGGACCAGACGCTTCGAGGATCGCCGCGCGCAATCCGTCGTCGGTCTCGAGCTTGTGCTGTGCCGACGCTTCGCGATGGAAGAAGAACAAGCGTGAGCGTTTCGCCTCGGCCGGCTTCTCCGCGATCTCTTGCGCGCGGAGCATGGTCGTTTCGGCAACAGAACCCATTCCGGGCTCCGGCGCGGTCGTCGTCTCCAAGGCCCACGGGTCCGCGATCGGTCGCTTCGACAGGTTCGCGAGCATCACTGTCCACGCACGCTTGAGTGAGTCGAGCGTGAATCGGTGCGTCTCGTCGCCATGCTGGAACGTCGTACGCGCACCGTCGCGTGCGTTGGGCGATGCTGATACCGCCTCCGCCTTTCCGTCACCAGACAACCGGACGATGCGCTCAAGGCCGATGTCGAAGTCCGAGCCGACGCTACACTTCTCGAGGATGCGACGAAGGGCGCCATACGCCAACTCTTCCGTCTGTTCCTCCGTGTACGAAATCATCGGGATGTAGGGGTCGGTCACGGCGCGTGCGACGGGCACGCGAACGCCGCGACTCGTCGTGAACCCAGCGCAGCGAACAGGCCCCTCTGGATGGAGCTCGGCCGCAGCGATCCACGCCGCGAACTCGGTCTTGCTCGATCCCTTCCGGAGTGAGAGCGCGCAGCGTTGGAACCGGCGCTTCCCGGCTTGGACGTTCGGTTCGTTGACGATGACTTGATGCTTCCGGCGCTGCACCGTTTCCGGATAGACCTCGTACATCCGGTAAATCCAGCCGCGCTGCTCGTCATTGAGCGTGACCGGCTCACCGAGCAAATCGCCGGGGCCGTGACAGAGTGAGCTTTCGATGAACTCACAGACCTCGGCGCCCATCGTCGGCCACGGCTCGTCATCGTGTGGCGGGACCATGAGAATGGTCATACGACCTTGAGCACGTCACGCGGATCTTTGCCGGTGACTTCCTTTCGCGTTCGACGCTTCTCCGTTCGGTCAGCGGCCTGCTCGCCTTTCTCGACTTCCCACTGCAACCGGCGTCGATCGATCGGCGAGAGCCCGAACCGCACGCCCTGTTGGCGGATCTCGGCCGCGGCCTGCTGTCGATCCTTTCGGCCTTTGGCCGTCCAGAAGTCCTGGTGCAGCCGCGCCAACATGAACAGCGATTCCTTGTCGGCCATCAGGTATTCATTCGCCATCGGCGACTTCCACACCGATTCCCACCAACGAATGACCATCGCGTGCCATTTCGCCTTGCCGCCAAGCTCCGGCAGGGCAGGCACTTCGGCGCCGGCCGATTCAGCCTCAGTTGGCAGCAACGCCCTGGTTGATTCCCGGTTGCGGCGCTGTCTCAGTCCGGGCGGTTTCGGGAGTGGCGGCATGTACGCTACCGGGCCATCCCAAAAACGGTCAGGTTCCGTACGCAACAAAGTCGTGCTTGCGATGCGGTCTTTGAGGGGTACCCCCTGAAAGAAATCCCCTTTTTCGGACACTCCTTACAACTGGCGTGTCTACCTGACACGCCGTAGCAGCCTGGCGAGGTAGGTTGCTTCGTCGTCATCGCCTTTCGACGAATTGCAGGTGGTACAGCTCGCGCGCCAGTTCGATTCATCCCAGAACAGCGGATCGTCTGCGCCTTGGGGTGGCGTGGCGTGGTCGACGGAGCGAGATGGTTCAATGACTCCGCGCAGTCCGCAGTAATAGCAGAGTGGGTGTCGTCGTAAGAACGCATGGCTTGCGAGGCGCCAGCGATGGCCGTAGCCACGCTGATGAGCCGTGCCGCGGCGCTGATTGGTGACGCGGTTGGCTGTGCGTTGGTGGTCTGGACAGCGGCCAGACTCGACGAGGCGAGGACAGCGAGGCTCAGCGCATGGACGGAGCGGGCGAGTCGGCACATTCTACGCGTGTCGTCCCATAGAGCCGAATATGGTTTCAGTAAACGCGTTCAATGCTGAAGAAGTTGACCTTGGCTTGCCGGGCATGGTGAAGCGAAGCGGCGTTCCACATGGGCACTTGACGACGACCTTTGCGCCTTCGCGCGTCCCGAGCGGCGGCTTTGGCTTGAGCTTCGTGTGACAATCTGGACATTGAATGATCATGCGACGCGGACGACGGGGTGTGGCACGTGACCGGCACACTCACGGTTCGTGCATTGCTCCATCGTGCGACCGAGGAACATCGGGTCTTGGACGTCGAAGCGGAGCGGTGCATCGCAGAGAAAGCAGGGGGCGAAGGCGTCGTTGACGCGGCGATCGGAGACGAGGCCGAGCCAGCCCATTGCGTGCTGCACGTTCCGGCTCGGTCCTCGCATCACGAACTCACTGATCGTGGGGATCACGCCGCGATTGTCTTACGCCGAGCGAGGCATTGCGGGCAGTTCTCGGAGGCGGGAGTCTCGGTTCTCGCGTCCCGACCGCTCAAGAACAGCGTGACCGATTCGGGCGTTACTGCTCGCGTGGCGATGGCGCGGACCAATCGCTTCGCCTCTTTCTTGCGGCGGATGCGTTCGGCCTTGGCGTCAGGCTTCTCGACGCGCACCATGCCCTTTGAGGGCGCTCGGTGCGTGTCGAGCTTGACGCTCTTGGAGGCGAGTGGGCGGAGGAGTTCACACCTGCACTTCGCACAGAGGTTGACCGGAAATGAAAAAGGCGGCTCCGAGATGGAAGCCGCCAGCGACCCACTGCGCGACACTAGTGATTTCACGTCTTGACTATTGCACAACCCGCCGAGAAAGTCGCGCTGTATCTTCCGCTAGCTAGCACTAGTGTCAGGCCGATTCCCTCACCGATCCAAGAATCTCAGCAACAACGTCGGGCTGCGCGGCGAGCAGTCGATCGCAGTACAGCAGGACGTGATCCTTCGGGGCGAGATCGCAGGGCGGAAGGCGTTGCGCGATTTGGTTCACATGCAACCGCACCATGCTCTGACTAATCGAAAGCGAGTGGGCGATCTGTTTGTAGCTCTTGCCCGCTTCGAGATGCAGCAGAACGCTCAGCTTCTTGAGGGATAGAGGCCGAGAGAGCGCGAACGCATTCCGTGTCATCAGGGCTTCCATCCGCTACCGTCTTCTGCCTGATGGCATTTCTGGCAAAGCCATTCAACGTCAAGGGGCTTCGTGTAGTCGGCATGGTGTCCGTGCATATCGCGAGGCGTTGAAACCTTGCCGCCGCATCGCGAACACGTCGAGGGCTTGACGATCTTGCCGCGATAGACGGCAGACCTGAGTGCTGCGCGCGCACGGTCCTTCAAGTCCTTCAGGTCGCGAACCTCGCATTGAGCCTGTGTGCTAGGTGCGTCGAAGCCACCGCGCTCCGTTAGGAACTGTCGGTATCGGTCAGCTACTTCCGGCGAGAGGCCGTTAAAGTTCGGCATTGTTGCCCTGTAAGAGTATGCTAATATAGCACTTATCTATTCTTCCGTCCACGATCTATTTCACGGCGGAAGCATCACGGACAGCTTGGCGTAGAGCGAGCGTAGACGCGAATCATCTTCGCCACGTTCCGCGAGGTACGTTGCAACAGCTAAGACTTCGTGCGCATCATCTCGGGTAATCCCGTGATTCCTTGTCGCCCCGCGAATGAATGCCCTGGCGAACTCCGACGCGGCGCCGAATCCGACGTACATCAGGCCGATGAATACGATGTCGCGATACGTGAAGGAGATCATAGAACCTCGGTGTCGCGCGGTTGGTTCTCTCGCACCGGTGCTCGTTTCTCGAACTCCCACGCATGACCATCGGCTTTCAACGTGGCCCCACACGAGAGACAGAAGGCAGTAGAGAATCCACGGATATTCGCCGCTTCGATGGTTTTGACGCAGCACGAGAACAAGTCGTGGAAGCGGATGGTGGGGGCTTTGACGGTCAGGCTCATGGGGTCGGTTCCTCTGCGGGTGAAACGGTGCTGCGAACTAGGCGCGCCTCTTCCTCTTCGTCCGTTTCTTTTCTCGCCCATGCTTGGATAAACGCGACTTCCTGCCAATCCCGATCCGTGTCTTGCTCTGACGCCCATGCAAACCGCGACGCTTGTTTGATGGAGTATCCGTCACGGTCGAAGTCGTACGAAATCTGAATCGAATCGGCGGCGCGGACGTCTGTGATCCCCACTTCGATCTTTGCCACAGCGCCGTTCTTGGCAACCTCTCCGCGTCGCGGCGGGTACCAAAGGTCCACGCATAGCGTATCGCCAACGAGATACGCTTCTCTCCACGCCATTGTCTCGCGAGCTGCGCATTGTGATTCTCGGATGTCGTCTGTCATGGTTCCTCGGACCTCGGAGTGGGGGAGACGGCGGGCGTATCAGGATCAAAGCCGACCGTTTCGCGGGTCGTGATGCCTTCGCCTTTGAAGATCCACTCAGTCGAATAGCCCGCGACGCGCGCAACGTTGCTCACGTTGTCGTCGCTCATGGTTCCAGTCCTCTCGAAGGAGACGGGCGCGGGAAATACTTGCGAACGGTCTCGGGCTCAAAGCCACCCACGATGTACATGTCCGCGTGGAGCTGCTGCTCGCGGTCAATCTCGGTGACTGGCCCGCCGGCATCGCACCAACCGGTTGAGTAGCCATGCCGAAACGCGTTGCGGGCGACGGTCGCGACGTAGTCAGCGATCTCGGTCCATTCTTGTTCCGTTCGGTCGTCGCTCATGGGGTTTCGTCCGGTGTGCGTGAGGCGGGAGGCTCCTCAGGATAGGATGCGCGAGCGGCGTCGATAGCGTCGCGGAGCGTCAAGGCTCCCTCGGCGTCGGCCCAACCATTGAACACGCCATCGTGGGTATCGCCAATCGCCCAGCGTTCTCCGTCGTCGACAGAGTAACGGGCAACGAGCTTCCCGGCGTACGTGCCTTCGGGCGTCGTCCGTTCGATCCAATCCAGTCGCGCCCTCTCTGCATCCCGTTCGCGTTCCGCATCCGTGAGTAGTGTACGGAGCGCTTCCACGTAATTCCTGACGCGGGCGTACACATCGCTCGCAATTTCGGGCGCCACTTCGAGGCGAAGCGCGTTCAACCCCTTCAGCATTTCTGCGCGGAGGGCTTCAATGTCACTCGCTGGCGCTGCCGTCTCTGATTGTTCGCTCATTTCGGTTCTCAGTAACTCAGTGAGAGAGGGGGAGTCTGTGAAGGGTCAGCGGGCGGTGAGCAATCGGCGCAGCGCGGTTTCCGTCGAGCGTGTCGTGAGCTGTTCGGGCAAGACGCGGAGCACCCGCCAACCCGCGACGGTTGCGGCATTGAGCTT